CTTTCATCTTTAAAAGAAGTTATAGAGTTGTTAAGTAATTTAGAAAATCTTACAAATGGTTCTAGTGATGTTGAGTCATTATGTATTAATTCTGTTCAAAGAATATCTCAACTGAAGTATCAAGTATTAAGAAATATAAATAATCAAGGTCTTATCCAGAAATTTTTAAATTCCTTATTAGATGAAGTAGAAGATTCTGCAAATAACTTGTTCAATACATTACTTAGTGCTAGTTCCTTAAAGGAAGATACAAATGTTGTAGCATCTATTCATGTAACAAATATAGATCAGCTGATAGGACATATACAAGAGGTATGCGAAGTTTCTTTTCAGTTTGAAGATTTCTTAAGAGATAAACCTTTAGATAACTCTGAGTATGTTGATAAGTGCAATGTACAACTTAGAGAAATACTCCTATCTTGTTTAGCACTCCTACACTCCCAAGATAGTAAAAATATTACACCTACAAGTTTCCAGGCTTTTCAATCTATTGCGGATTGCATTCACATTATCATTGATTTACTGAAATCACAAGATTATGGAAATATAGCTTCTTTTATACCTACATTAGTTTCAGGTGTTATGTATATTACACAGATATTTGATACAGATGTTGATGTAGTTGAAAATCTTAAACACTTCTATGACCTTTATCGTATCCTCTCCCGAGAAAAAAATATTCACATGAAAGCAGGTTCTACGTTATTCCTGGACTTAATAATTTAAGAATATCTTCTATTTTTTGTTTTGATATAATATAGTATGGAGATTGCTATGGAAGATGCAAAAACGTTACAGATAAATAGTAGCACAGCATGTATTCCTTTTTCAAGTTTGGAAAAGCTTACAAAAGAAAGGGTTGCGTTTGAGATAAAATCAAAATCAAGTCAGTTGTTATTGTCCCCGATTGTTGAAGATTATGTTTATAGTACTACTAGAACTCTTGATTTTGGTGATTACTATGCAAAGTATGGTAAAGGATTGTGGGAGCATGCTGTAAATAAGAATGGCGATTATTTTGATGTAACTGAACTTGAGGATATAGACCCAACATTAAATATTCCTAGATACCTTTCATATAGAACAGCACATGTATATCAAAACCATGATGCACGCTCACTTGAGTATGCAATAGGGGTTGTGTTTGATGCGGTTATGGTTAAGAATAATTATGAGGATATGCACATAACAACATTATTTGGTGTAGATAAAAAGAAAGCACCATCTGTTGCACGTATGCTTGAGTTATATCCTCAACGTGTTCCTGTATCAATGGGTTGTTCAATTCAATATAGTATTTGTACAGCTTGTGGTCATACTGTAAAAAGCCAGAATGATTTATGTGATTGTTTAAGGTATTCACGACTTGGTAGGGTTAACGGCAAAAAAGTTGCAGAATTACTTAAAGGTGTTAATTTTTATGATTTATCTATTGTAACAACTCCTGCATGTCCTACAGCATATGTTGTTGATGCTATATCAAAGATAGTTCCTGGGTATGTATTAAAAATTGCGTCAGAAAGTAGTGAAGGTCAGCAAAAACTAGCTTTGATCAATATAGTCTATCAGCTTATTAGAACAGCTAGAACATTTGAAGAAAAGAAAAATTTAAACTATAAGTTTGATTTACTAATTGATGAACTGTACCAGATTTCTTTAAGGAGAAGGTAAGATGAAATGTGCTACTATACACTTTGCAGCAGATGATCATAGTAAGGAAAAAATTTCATATTACTTTTATATTACAGGGAAGTTGTTTAATGAACAGAAATTGTATCTTGTATATTCAAACAAAGCAACTGGTTCTCAGAATGTAGATGTTGATTTAGGTTATTTAAATAAGATATTACTTCCAGATGTTTTATCAACAATACAAAAATTATCTGTAAAAGCACTAACTACAGGAAAAGAGAAAAATGTTAAAGAAGTTATAGATAGAAAAAATAATTCTATTGGTAGATATACCCCTTCTAATTCTGATATACTGAAAACCCTACCAGAATTACGAATAGTGGAACACAATCAGTTAGCAGTTGTTTTTAAATACATTGTTGAATATTCTGGTGGACGTGTAGGTCCTGAATTTGTAGCAACAAATCCTGTAGTATTAGGGGATGTGTTAGATTTACTACATCCTAATGTTGCGAAAAAAGTAACATCTATCCTATCATCGGATTCTATTCCAGAAAATCTAGCATTAGATTTCAAAGATCTTATTCCTACAGAACCAGAAGGGTATTCAAAGATAATAGAGAATTCACCGAGTTATCTTTTTGTAGATTCAACTAACAAGTTATATGTTGTATATGGTTCTAATAGATTTTTTATCTGTGATCTAAATGATAAAAACAGCTATAGAGAAGTATATTTCAAAAGGTTAGAGAGTGTAGTTCAAATAGTTCGTACATATCTTAAAGATGTACCAAGAACCTACCGAGGAAAAGGAAATGTTTCGATAGAAACGAAGCAATCTTTTGTTCATTACGGTAATAAAAAAGATATAGTTATATATGTTCATGTATTTTATACTGTTACTGATCCGGATACAGGTAAGGTTATTTACCAGGGTTCTCTTACAGATAAACAAGGGGTAAGAATTGGAGGAGTATATTATCTTATTAAAGATGAATTCAGGCGTAAGATAGATGAAATTAGTAAAGCACTTAGTGATCATAATCTTGAAAAAGCAATTGAAGTTGGAGGTATAGATAACTACCAGAAAGTTGATTTCTTTTTAGATTATGACCCTAAAAAATTCTCTCTTGATACATCTAATATATTATTTTATGGTGGAATTGAGATCGGACCTTTAAACTATTTCATTACATCTTCACAAGCTAATTTCCTTACCTCTCAACTTCTGAATGCACAATCTGAGTTAGGTTTGAACTTACAGTTAGCTAAAGACATTACTCAGTTATCAATTCGTATGGAAAACGCTTACATTCTATTTTACAAAGAAGATTATTTACCTGAGGTTGCTGAGAGAACACCTACACGACAATTTATACCACCGTTAGATACAGGTGTACCAAGTCTTTCTGGTGATGAAGAAGTAAAGGAAAAAGCAAAACAGAAGGCTGATGAAGCGAAACTAACATTAACTGTTTTTTATGCTCTCCCATCTCTCACTAAAAAAGATCACTATGAGATGTGTATATATGTATGTCATAGAGTAGGAAAGAAAAAGGCATATGGAATTGATGTAGTAAATGGTTTTGTAGATCCAACTACTATACCACGAAGTGATGAACCTGAAGTTAATGGACCTAAAATACATAAAGTTTTAGGTAATCTTGAAACTTTTCTAGATATTGATAAAGTTGGTAAGGTTTATGATAAGAAGTATAAAGAACAACAGAGAGAGCTTAAGACTCATACACGGTGAAGTTGGTACAGATATTTTTATTTTTAAGAATGCTCCTGGATCACAGCTTGGACAGGGATATACTGTTGAAATCTTTGAAAATGGAGTAAAAATAGAATCAGCAGTTGTGAGAACAAAAGATCAAGCATATCAGTACATTAAGGACTATAAAGAATTTTATCATACTAACAGAGCTTTTCAAAACCAACTTGGTGTACATGTTACATTTAAAAACAAGAAAGAACGAGGTGAAACAGCAATGGAAAACATTGATAGTATTCTTTACAAGAAAGCACAGAAAATTGAAGAGCTTGTTAACAATTTAGTTGACCCGCTCTCTCTTGTAAAGCGACGGATAAGTAACATACGTGAGGATATTGTACCCATTCCAAGCTCATTTGAAGAAAGTGCGGAAAAAAATAAGAAAGAAGAAGATGCTATTGCTGAAGATATGTTCAATGCTTTACAGGAATATTTTTCTACTACAAAAGATGCTATTGCAGATCAATATAATAAAGTAAAGCATTGGATAGCTAAAGTTAAAGAAGACCTACTAGCAGCGAAGAAAATGGGCGTAGAGTATGATTTACAAGAAATATCTAAAGCTTTGAAACAAAAATTTACTCCTGGTGTACCAGGATATGATGTAATTTCTAAGAAAGCTGTTTTATTAAGAGATATTCCTATGGAAACACCTAGTCCTGTTGATGTTGGTGTAAAATCTGATGTGCATGATTATGATAATTTAAAAGAATTTGTTAATAAAATTAGAGATACAACTATGTCCCCAGAAAATATTGAAATTATTTTAGATGAGAATTTTACTACTCAAGATAAGGAGTATATGAAAAAGAAACTTGAAGATTCTAATAATAAGACCATATCTGATTATATTATTGAAGACAGATTAGGTTCATTAAAGTTTATTGCTACAAAAGCAATGTTTGAAGCTTTTGATCAATATCATAACATGTTTGTTAGACCAGGTGCAACTGATTTCTATTACTTTATATCAAAAAATGCAAAACATGGTAAAACGCTTGAATCATTATATGAAGAGTGGGTAAAATCAGCTAAGATTAGCAATATAGATCTCATTAAAGATATTTGGACTTATGTAAAAATACATTCTGTTAATCTAGGCAACAACAAAAAAGCATCAGTGTATGAAAATGAAACTGAACTGTCTAAGTGGTTTCGTCATGCTTTTTTAAACTTATTATACTCTAGATGTGCAGAAGCATATGATGAAAATTTTTTGCAATCGTTCAAGCAGGAGTTTTCACAGGATTTAAAATTGCTTGTTAGTAGATGTGTTCATATTTCAAAGGACTTAGCACCATATTTTAAAGATAAGAATAAAGAAAACCAAGCACAGAAGAAAGTAGATGAAGTGTTAACTCAGGATGGAGAAGTTAGTAGTTTAGTAGATCAAACTATACAGGCTGGTATTCGGTATGCTGTTATGTATTCATGTACTAGATTTCTGCTGTCTGCAAACATATTACAAAGATTACAAAAAGCAGGAATCAAAACAAGTGAGGGTGTATACAAGTTCTTAAAAAATAATTATAGTTCTTTTTCTATTAAATCAGAAGGTGGTATTGTAGATTTTGCATCTTCAGTTGTAAGGTTGTTTGAAGAATATAAAGCTACTATATTTAATTCAAATGTGTTTGTTTCTAATGAAGAAAAAGTTGCATTTTCAGTAATTATAAATAAGATTGCTTCTCTGTGTAGAGATAAGATAAAACAAATTAACATAACATTAGGTACTGCTTTTGCAACAGAACCCTACAAATCTGAAATTTCTCAAATTATTGAAGATCAAATAGTACCACAACTTATATCTCGCTCAGCTAAATATCTTAAAAATGTCCGAACAAGTACGGTTGTTGTAAAACCTGATGGTACTGTTGTTGTCGATCCTGAAGGAAAAGCTATTGTTGAACCCTCTTCTAATCAACAAGAACACACTATACAAGATCAAGATCTTGGTATGAAAGAGGAAGATGACTTTGCGAATGTAGATAAAAGTAAGTCACCCTTCCTTAAAGATATAGAAAACAACGATATTAAAGAGGTAGAAGAAACTCGTACTGATACTAATAAGACACTACTAGACTTGTTATGGATGTGATAAACTTAGTTCTGTTACTAAATTAGTATTATTCAATGTATATATCTTCTTCTCAGCTTTAGTGAAATTTAATGTACGTAAGACTGCACGTAAGTACTCATCTATTATGTAATCAGAGTGCTGTAGATCTTTAATTAGGTCTTCAAGTTCTTTGTTTCTTAAGTAATTATATATTGTACGTATGAGATCCTTCCTTTCTTCTAGTACTTCAAGATATTCTTCAACAACATAAGGCTGTGTACAAAATTGTAATGGGTTGTGAATTTTCAGCTGTGAATATGTATAGTAGTGTGTGTTTAGAATCGTTATGTACACATCTTCATCTATGCTTTGTAAATAAAAAATATTCTCTTTTGCAAACTGATTTTTTGTTAGAGGTAAATACTTGCGAGCGACTATAAGTTTTTTTGCAATTATTACACTTCTAGCAGGTCCTGAAGGTTTTGGCCACTTGTCTCCTACTTTTACAGATTTAAGACCAAACAATGTGATATCATCCTCACTTTGTATCCACTCAGTGTTAATTGGTTGAAGTCCAATACAGTACCATACTGAATTTTTAAGGTTATTAATTTTTCTAGGAGGATTAATTATATCAATATTGAATACAGCTTGCAATATGTTTTGTAGTGTTAGTATCTTATTACCATAAGGTTGTGTTATTTTCATGTACTACCTCCTTTAGGTACCTTTGTAACAAATAATAATAACATATACACTATTAATCAACTATACTATAAAAATTATTAATTGTTTCTTAAGATTTGAAGTTATTTTTCTATGATTATTGTTAGTAGTAGACTACTGATTAGAATATTTTTGTTTATAGTAAGGTGAGTAAACTACATGCCAGAAACTCTTGATAGTCCTACTGGATTAGATATTGGAGATACTAATATATCTGATGAAGATATAGATGATGTTGGTGTACACGAAGTGCCTAATCTACATGATGTAACTCCTGTAGGAGAAGGTGGGCTAGATCTTGGAGATACAGGTGCACTTGAACTAGGTTGGCCTCCTGCAGGAGAACCGGTGGAATTAACACCAGAACAAGAGCTGTACATAAGAGCAATTGATTCACTTTCCAAGGACTTAAAGGATATTTTATATGATCAATATATAAAAATTAATTCCAATCGTAATGTAGAGGATATTTCTACAGAGAATACTTTTACTTATCAACCAATGTTTACTCGAGCATCTAAGATTAAAAATTCAGCAGATGAAAGGGAAAGCTCACTTGAATTACTATTAGAAGTTCTAAATCAGATTGATGTTGTATCTATCCTTGAAAACCTTGTTTCAAGAGGTTGGGATATAGATATCTTGCTTAGGGATTATATTAAATCCCGAAAGGAAGATGAAATAAAAGAGTTTTTTAAGAAACTCTTAGAAAACAAGAATCAAACTGTTGTACCAACAGGTAGTAAACAATCAACTGTAAGTAAGGAGAGACATATGGACATTAAAATTCAAGATGGTGTTATCTCAACTGCTTCTTTAACATCACAGAATGTTGTTAATCAAATCAAAGGTTCTGTACATCAAGCAAAGTCAGGTTTTAGAAAACTTGCACAGATGAAAGTAAAACATGCTTTTTTTACAAACTTAAAAAAAGCAAAAGGGGCAGTAGATGAAGTAAGTGATGGTTCAGCTAATGAAGATCTTGGTGCATTAAAATTCTTAGATGAACCGAAACCTTCGGATTCTGATATTCAACAGCAACTTGAAACTGTAAAAGATTTGTTAAACCAGGTACTTGAAGCTGTTAGCCAAGGTGTTTCCTTTAGAGATCAGAATCAGAAAAACCTTTCTGTTGATGAACTTTCAGATATTGATAATGCAATTGAGGAAGGAAACAACTTTTTAGAAGAAGGTAATAAAGCCTTAGAATCTGAAAGTAAAATGCTTGAGAAAGGTAAAGAGAAAGAAGAAAAAGGTAAAGAGAAAGAAGAAAAAGGTAAAGAGAAAGAAGAAAAAGGTAAAAAAGAGGAAGGTAAAGAAGCTCCTTTAAAAGAAGAGCCTACGAGAAAGCTACAAGAAAAATCTTCAAGAGAAGAAACTATATCTAGATTGAGAGAAAGGTTAGCTGCACTTAGGCAAAATAGGATGGAACAGAAAAAAGAAGGTCAGTTGTATGGTTCTTGGAAAGACCTTTGTACACAGAAACAGGATACTAAGCTTAACAATAAAGAAGTAGCTCCATTAAAAGGTACCGGGGATAATTTACCAGATGAAAATTCTCCTATTTCATTGGGTAAGAGGACAGATATTTCTGAATTCAAAGCTAAGTTTCCAAAACCTAAAAAAGCAAGTGCAACAGACGAACAGTATGCAGCTGATGCTATTAAGAGAGCTGTTAAAGCTTCCTTAATGAAAGCTAGGCTTGCAACTTCTTTAGCTTGTCAGCAGCAACTAAAAGGGCTTATTCCTAATCCTCTGAAGGATGCATTAATTGAAGAGATTACTTCTACATTAAATGTATCTGCAGATGTTGCTGATGCTATTGTACATAATGCTTTCTTGAAAGGTTATGAGGATAGCCAGGTAAATGTTATCAAAGAAGCATTTGACTTCTTATATCATCAAGATCTCAACAAGTTTGGTGAGATTGTTAAGTTTGTAAAAGCGTATGATGGTTCTCAGCTGGTATCAAAGAATGCAGAACCTAGAAAAGAAGAAAGTGATGTTAAAGTAAAACAAGCATCTGTTCCTTTAAGAGGAACTCCTTCTGATAAGAAAGATGACTCAAGAAAATTATATGCAGACTTCTGGCGTGCATACCAGATGGAAAATTTAAGTAAGTAAGGAGGATACACTATGGTATCTAATATGCTTCCGCCTATTGGCAGGAGTGGAATCCCAAACACAGTTCGTCGTCTGGCTGGTGGAGAAACCCCGGGTTGGCGTGATGTAGATAGTGCAACTGATTTTATGGCAGGTATGGTTGCAGGTTTGAAAATGGTAGGTAATAAAGTTGTTGTTACTAAGTATAGTGGTAATGAACCTGTTATAGGTTTATTTTACTGCCATAAGACTACTTGGTTTTATCGCCCTGTTGTAAATGCTGAGGTGACTTTTGGTTCTGACCAGAAGGCTTACTTGAAGCCTTACATTGCTACAGGATCACTTGTTGTTATAAACCCAAGTACAGGTGCTGCTATTTCATCAGATTCAGGTAATAACTGGACTATTGATGAAACTAATGGTGTTTTAACACGAGTAAGTACTACTAATGTGCCTGCTACTGTTTTAGTAACATACAGATACAAAGATCCTAATCAGGCTGGTATCGACCAGACGATGAGCGGCAAAGTATCTGTGCTTGAAGGAAATGCTGAGTTAGCTACATTAGTGTATAACACAGCAGCAGCTTGGACATTAGGTGCTACAGTAAGAGCAGGTAATGATGGTTTATTAACTGTAGGTGGTTCGGGTGCGACAATTGGTATCGTCACTAAACCCCCTACAGCTGATGATCCAGAACTTCATATTAAGATGAGACTGTAAGGAGGTGATAGAATATGTGGTCTGCTAACATGAAACCTAAGAAGGTTGCAAGTGCTCCAGAACAGCTGATGAATCCGAAAGGTTTCGGCGGCTTCCGTTCTGATGGAAAAGAAGTTGATAGTAAAGATGATATGTTCAATGCAAAAGGTGAGTTGAATGCATATAGTATTAAAGATGCCATGGAGAATATAGATAAGTTTGGGCGTCTTCGTAGCAAATATGCAAATAAAAATCAGTCACCTTATACGTATGAAGATAAACAGCGTATTTTATCATACGCTTTTGAAACTGGTCCTGAAGAGAGATTGAAATTTGGTGCTGAAATGGTTCCACTGATTCTTGAAAGGCTCGATTATCAGGGATTTTGCCGTCAAATTTTCTATACACACGAGCTTGCACAGGGTCAGATTAACTGCTACGAGAAGGATATTAATGTTGCTGCGCTAGTTATTCAGGAAGATGGTTACACAGTTGAAACCCAGGTAAAGGGGGACCGTGTATTTCCATATGAATTCTTAGTAACTTCAATGCCTCAGGTTACATTAAGTGAAGTTTATCAGCGCCAGTTTGATATTATTGATCGTATTCACAACAAGACGCTCTATCAGATTATGCTGAAGGAAGATAGGGCTGCAATGCGTGAATTGTATCAGGCAAGCACAGTGGAAAATTCTCCTCTCTATCTCACTGGTGCATTAGGTAAAGAAGCTCTTGAAAACTTACAGCTCCAGGTTGAAAGACATCGTTTGCAGGTTGAAAAATTCATCATGAATCGTCAGGAATTTGGCGATTTAAAGAAAGCGATGAATGCAATGGATTTTGATCCGATGACCTCACGCGATTTCTTGTTGACTGGTATATTTGGGTCAATCTGGGGTATTGACATTTTTGTAACTGCAGGTGTAGACGAGCGAGGATTAGAAAATGTTTCTGTTCCTCCAGGAGTTATATTTGCAGTAACTGGCGGTCGTACATTAGGTGTAATGCCGATTCGTATCAACTTACAGGTTCTTCCTGCTGATCAGTTTGTATTTGGCAAACCTAAATATGCATGGTTGTTTGTTGAACAGATTTCAATGGCTGTATTGAACCCACGTTCAGTTGCAGTTGCTATTAAACAGACTGCTTCTGTACCTGCATGGTTGACAGATTGATTATAATACTATAAGAACCCCCTTTTGTTGTTTAATAAAGCTTAGCCCTATAACAGGGCTAAGCTTTAATTTTTTAGTTAACATTTTAGGTGTTAGTCATATAATTATTAATTATATAGTATGTTACATCACATTAAATGAAATTAAATTAAAGGAGAGATGATATGACTTTAAACATTCAAGATGAATTACTACAAAAGCTACAAAACCAAGAAAGGTTGCTAAAGGAAAAGATTCAACAAGGTGCTGTTAATGTAGAGGGACTTCCTGGAGGTCTTGAAGGTGAGTTTGTTTTAGAAGATTTTGCTATTACTCCAACTACAACAGCTTCAAGTATACCTAAGGATCATCAAAAAGTACTAGAAGAACTTAACAAAAAAGTTGACTCTGTTATTAATACAACTGTTGAATCTCAAGTTTCAGCATCACCTTCAGTACAAAGGGAGAGGGTAAAAGAAAATACTCTTACACCTTATCATGATGAATTTGGAAATGAAACATTCTATGTGAAGAATATAACAAATGGTCATGTTATTATAACGGGTATTGGTATAGATTCAATACCAAAAGGTTCTGTTGTAGATTTGCTTGAGTATACAGATTTGAAAACATTAAAAGAATCCTACCACTTAAGACGCGCTTTATCAGAAAACTCAGGTAAACCTTTGTTAAAACGGCTAACAGTAGAGCAGTATAGAAAGGAGAAAGAATTAAAATCCTTCACTCAATCTAAAATCTCTCAGATGAAAAAAGAGATTTATGTTGAAGAAGCCAAGAAAGAAGGTAAAAATGTTACTAATCCTATTAGGCCTGTTGTGCTTGCACAGCTAGAAAAACTTTCTCTTGGTAAGAAACCGGAAACAAAAGCTCAAGGTATTACTCCGCTTGAATTTATTGAGTGGATGGAGAGTGAGAACTTTACTGTTGATGAACTTGATCATATACTTAGTTTAGTTCAAGACACTGATGTAAAAATGTATGTAATTCAACGAAAACAATTACTTTAATCTTTTGTTTAGCAAAGGTGTTGTGTATGATACGGTTGCTTGATATTGTGTCTAAAGAAACAACTGGAATTATTTTCAAGAGTATTGAGTTAGATAGTGTAGATAAGGTAGCATATATACTATATGATACATATCCTGAAGAGGCTCAATCTCAGTTACCAGATTATATTACGTGGCGATCATTAAGTGAATTAGACACTACACTTGATACTGTTGTTTTTAAAGCTACGAATTCTTGTTTATTTCCTTCATACACAACACCTATATCAGATTATCTTGTGTTGAGAGATAGGGGATTTAAAGTTTTAACTTTTATGGAATATGAGATATTGCAATCACTTCTAACACGATTAGATCTTGTGAGACGTAGATTACCAAATCCAGGTAGTGTTATTTCTGATACAGATGGTGTGGGTCAAGGTGGTGTAGTTTCTTTCGCAGGAGGTTTTGATAAGAAATTTTCAGTAGATGAACTCATGCAATTTATTGAAGGAGCGTTAGTTGAGATAAACATTCATCCCCCTGCAAGTACATATTATTGGTATTTTACAAGTGTACAAGAGGAGACTGTATACACTAATCCTTACTCCTTTTATAATGGTGTACCTTACAAGATGTTTGATCTAATAATACAAGGTGCGCTTATACGAGCCCTTATTTCTTGGGGCATCTTAGAGGTGGATATACACTTTACAGCTTCCGATTCTGGGTTACAGATTACATATGATAGAGCTTCTCATGTTAAGGGTTGGCATGATACACTACTTGCTGAGTATGCAAAACAGAAAGACCTTGTTAAGTGGGATTGTGTTAATTCTTATGGTGTAGGTGTTGGTACTGTACCTTTTGCTGCTTTAGGTATTATCGGTGCTGCAACAAATATGATACAAGAACATGGTGTATTGCCTATGAATACGCTAGTAGGTTTCTTTAGCAGAGGTTATACACCGCTATGATTCATAAATGCAAATATTGTGGCACAACAGAAGATCTTTTTGTTACTAAAGTTGGTAACTCAAAAAACAATATGAGAGAATCTGTTACAAACATTTGTAGAACCTGTAAAAGTAAGCTTATGAAAAAAGCAGCTACTACATTAGGTTCTCGTAAGTATTCTACTAAAGAACAACTGCTTTTTAAGATTGTTAAAAGTATTTATTCAGATGCTACTACAGGATCATCACTTGTTGTTGATTCAGGTCGTGCTTTAAATCCTGATATTCTAGTTGAAAGTATGAAACTTGTTATTGAGTATGATGGTTCTTATTTTCATACACAAGAACATGATAATGAAAGGGATAAGCGGTTAGTTAAAGCAGGTTATAGAGTAATGCATTATGTTAACTGTTTACCTAGTAAACAGACCTTGTTAAAAGATATACAACATATTTTTTCAAACAATGGCTCTGTTTTATACAGAGAAAATTCCACTGTAAAGATTGATTTCCTTTCTTAATAAATACTTCTAGTATTCTATTATTTTTTCAACTATATTATAAACTATAATGAGGTGAATACTATGGCGAAATATACAGGTTTAGTACGATTTATTTCTAGTAGCAAGCAGACAGCTTTGGTAAAACAACAAGAGCAAGGTGCTGATTATTTAGATGGTTATAGAAGAATCAAAGCTGATTTTTCATCGACTACTCGTGATTCTATTATATCGTATGATTACAAGAAAGACCTTAAAGTTGCTTATGAGACTGAGAATGAGGTTGTTATCTCTTAACAATAAGGATTATATAACATGGGTAAGATAAAAATACCTTCTGTTTCTTCTATAGAGGATTATTTTCAGCAAGTTTATGATAGGGATATTCGTAAAGATATACTTGGAGCGGATGAAAAGGAAAAATTTCGTCAAGAGTATAAACTAAGTAGAAAAGCTGATAGTGAGAAGATTATAGATATACCTCCTGTTGACCAGACTGCAAAATCTAGTCCAGCAAAAACAGATGTATCGATTGATAATCTTACACTATCAACGGATACTACTGTAGGAATATCACCTGAAGAGCTTCAAAAGATATGGGCTGAAGTTTTACAGATTAAAACTCTAGTACAAGATATAGATTTTCAGCAGAAGTTGAAAAAGGTACTAGATGAGGTTGATTCTTACATACAAGATAAAATTAAAGAGCTTGATAAAAAGCTAGAAGATTTTATGAATCGAAATGTCCCTAAACGCAAACAATATGATTCTTCAGGTGTTTACAAAGAACATGTATTTAAAGTTGTTGAATATGTACTTGATGATGTTTTAACACAACTTGTAGATCAAGTGCCTCGCTATACATTTATTTCAAGCCAGGTATCAAAATTGTTTGAAGATGGAACAATATGTAATGCACTTGTAAGTGTTGTTGTAAGTATTGTTTATGAAGGATACAAGTACGATTTTAAAGCAGATGTTCCTATTGTAAACGGAGTCGCTCTTGCTCCATTGTATTTACAAAGAGGATTGAAACTGATACCTCTTACAAAACAGGATATACACAGTGAACTTGAATCAATGTCATTTAGTAAAGTTGAACCTGAGTATGTTACAAAACCTAACTTGTTTAGTAATACGCAAACTATGCATCATCGGCAGCAGGATACTCAAAAGATGTATCCAGTTAATACAAACAAGAACTTACAGGAAGTAAGTCTACCAGAGCTATCGCAATGGCTTACCCAACGTATAAAGCAGAGGTGGACAGATGAAGGATGATTCTTTGTTTTACACTAGAGATTTAGTGCTAGCAACTTTTTTAGTTTATTCAGGTGTAAAACTTGCAAAAGGTTATGATAAAGAAACAGGTTCTTGGGTATTTTATGACCCAGTTGAATGTGCTTCTCTTAGTTTAGATTTACGTAATGGAGATGCTACTGTTGAAATATTAAAGTATGAATCAATTAGACGAAACCTTTTAGGAATGGTACATGATAATACAATGTCTAGTGTTAAGTAAAAGAAAAATATGTTAAAATTTAACGTACGAAAAAGTAATAGAGAAATAAAGCAGATTTATTATAGTAATAGAGTCTTAGAACTACTTGCTTCTGCTTTAGTTTCTACAGTTAGTGATCCTGTATTAAGGGGGTTGTTATACCAATGCCTGTACGAGTTAAAAGTGAGAAAAAAGGGTTAACTTGTTTAAGTATTTCAGGAGTACCTATAGATATTTATGATGCGTTTAAGAAGAAACTTAAAGAAGAAGGGTATACTATACAAGAAGGTTTCTATTTGCTTATAAAAGCTTACTTAGAAGATCGAATCAAATTGGATTAGGTGTGTTATGGCGAATACATGTATAATATCAGGAGCAGTAATATCTGGTACAGGTGCTGGTGTTACTGGTGTATTGGTTTTTGCTAGGCCTTATCAGATTGGAACTGTCCATGCACAACTTAATGCATTCATTTCGCAAGATGTTATAAGTTCAGTTACAGATAGCAATGGTTTGTTTACAATTTCATTGTTAAAAAATGTTGAGTATGTTATTAGTATACCTGTTATTGGTTTTAAGAAGAAAATACTGGTTCCTGATCAAGATACTTGCACACTTGAAGGTCTTATCAGTGCACCTATCACAGGTGAATCTCCTTCAGGAGGTAATACAAATTGGTGAGTGATAAACTTGAATATAAAGGTAAGTATCTAGAAGTATTTAAGAGTTCAGAAGGATATGAGTATATTGTTGAACCTGGTGGAGTTTATATTCTTCCATTTAAAGTGTATTATAATGAGTCTTTGCATAAAAATAGTGTTCGGTTTCTAATCCGACAAGAATATACACCTCACTTAGGTATGGTGCTTAGACCTATTTCAGGGACGATAGATAGAGGAGAAGAGTTTAATCCTGTTATAACAGCAATACGAGAATTACAAGAGGAAACTGGTTATAAAGTTTCTGAAAATGATGTAGCACTTATTAAGAAAATTCTCTTTCCTTATATTTGTATCAAAAAGGAATTTTATGTATACTTAGTTGATTTGTCGTCTTACTTGGAACCTGCAACACCAACTACTGGTGATGATTATTTTGAGCAGTTAAGCACAAACTTGTGGGTCGATTTCTTTGCTATAGAAAAACTTATCACTTCTAGTACAAGTATGGAAATTATATCTATGTTATCATTGGTTTATTTTATCTTCAAGAAGAGCTTGTATGAGATGGACTAATACAACCAGAAATGATATACGTGGGGTTGTAGATAAATATAATATCTACAACAGACTACTAAACCGTAATCGTATTATTATGAATGGGTTTGGCTCTCCTTGTACATTGTTTAAGAATTCCACTATTACTCCAATAGGTAATGTTGTGCCTGGGCTTACTAGATGCTATTGCTGGAACTCTCAAACAAATACTCCTGATAAAACACATATTTTATGTGATGGAACAGGCTACTTAGAAGGTTATCAAAAATATGGTTACAAAGAGTATACACTGTCAACCCCATCAAAATATGATTATCAATCTCCAGGGGTTATTGTCCAAGCTGATAGAAAAGCATTTACACTATCAGGTACAGCATTGACAGGTTATATAGAAACTACATGGTTATCATTAGAAAAATTTTGTGAGGTAGATTATTTTCTTGTAGCAGATCAGTTTGATCCTAGTATAAATAGAGTAAGATATTATTACTCTATAGATGGTACTACATGGACAGAACTAACAATGGTACCTTCAACTGATTTGTTAAGTAATCGTAAAGCACAATCGCTTGTATTTACTGAACCATATCCTACACAAATTAAGTTTAGAGTTGTATTTGAAAGAAAAACTTCTACATCTCCTAGTAGTAAGTTTAATTCAATACGATTTAGATATAGAAACCATCCAACTCTTTGGGAGATTGATAATAGATTTAATATACATATACCTGCATTTTTAGCCTCTCGTGTTGCTCCAACTGAAGAAGTAGCACAAGGTGAATATGGTTGGACTGTTAAGAAGCCATTGCGTTGGTGGGTTATGCCTGAAGTAAGAGTTGAAGAAACTGATGTAATTGAGTTCTTAACTGGTACGTTTTCAGGTCAGCGATACAGGGCTGTTAAACTCACAAAGTATACATATGGTCCGCAACTTCAATTGTTACATACTGAATTTGATACTGAGTTAATACGTGCAATAGAAGATGTTGGTGGTGTAATTTATACTTTATTGTAATCGTGAGGTGAATTACTATGTCAAAAGAAAAAGAACTAGAAGTTGGTAAAATGATAGAACAAGAGCATAAAGATACTATTAAGAAAATTATTACTGATGCTGAAAATGATAGTGAAAAAGCTAAGAATAGCATATCTGAATATGTAGAAGATATTGCAAAAGATCATATTGAAGAAATACCTAATTATTATACAGGTAAAGGAGGATTACTTGATATGGAAGAAAAGCTAAAACAAGATTTGAAGAACAAAAAGTCAACTCAAGTGTTGAAAGATGCAGTACCTTTCTTACTTGATTTGAATCAGCGATATCGAAAACAAGGAATGGATTTAATGAAAGCACTTCGTGTATGGGGTGAAAACAATTTAACTGTTACAGATGTTCAAGAGTTAGTTAAAGGTGATGTTCATACTAACTTATGCCCTCGTGAAGCTGCTTATCTACTTTCTCTTGCCAAGAAAATGGCATATCAGAGTGAAGATTTATATTCTGAAAAGATTGCTGATACTGAAAGAGCATATAGTTACCTTAACAGTAAGAGAGTAATACCATTAACTCCCTATGTAAAAAGGTTAGTAGACAAAGTTAGTAGTACACATTATCAAAGTAAAGTAGGTGGTGTGATGTGGAAAATTATCGTTGACAACGACCAGCTACATCTTGCACGTATAGAGGAGGAGGGTGAGTGTGAGGATAAAAAATAGTAGTGTTGAAGTACTGTTTTCAGAAATCTTGATTGATGATGATGGTGTTATCATCCGACCATCTGAGTGCCCTGGTTCAGGTAGAGTAGAAGATCTAGTATATGATGAGGAAAAACAACCTTGTTGTATATTTAAAGATTCTCCTTGTCTATACTTTGATAAAGTATATGTTACAAGCTCTTTAAGGAATAAAACAATACTCTGTAATGTTATAAGTATAGAAAAATGAGTTTATTTGCAAGACAACATCCTGATGTCATAGGTGCACCTCTTGAGGATTTTCATTGGTCTTTTATTGAGACGCAGACATCTTCTGTTATTGTTGAAATTCTTAAAACTTTTTTTAACCAAAATAGTAGCTATTTTTCTGTTGTGTTTCCTTCAATTGAAAGCTTTCAAAATTCTGAGGACAAGAAAAAGTTATTTGTTTCGAAAGTATTTTCCTATACAACTAGAAAATTTCCTATGATTGCTGTTGTTGTTATGCAACATCAAGAGAAACCTGTATACATCGGTTCAGATAATCTGGTGTATATTGATAAGTATATAGGTGTTGATGGGTTATTGTATGGTCAAGAAGTATTTGGTGGTATGGATAACTTACAAGTAACATTACTTATTGCTACGTTATCACCTGAAGAACGTAGAAAACTGATTGATGCTGTTAGATTCTGTTTTATACATTTTTTTAAAACTACATTTATTTATCAAGATGATGATAAATCATTCTTTGCTATCTCACCAACAATGGAACCTATACGAGTAGGTAGTGAAAAAGAAATTGCAGATGAACAAGGTTTACAATATATTTGTACAAATACAATTGAGTTATCTGTTTTAGTGGAATATAGATTTAAAGATTATAGTAAAACATTTGTACAACTTTCTAGTATAGATATTTCAGGTGAGACTAAAATAAAGTAATTTTGTTATACTATAAAATTTATATTAGTTTTCTATTATTATAGTGATGTAAATAAGAAAATCCTTTCTGTATAGGAGAAATTGTAAACAGTATAGAGGAGATAAAATATGGCATTAGGTTATAGATTACCTGGGACTGTTATTGAGGAAATAGAGATACCTGGTGCACCGAATCCAACTAGCACCCAGCGAAAACCATGTTTTATAGGTAAAGCAAGTCCTTATAAGAAAATCTTATTTGAAAGTGTTACAAGAGTTGCTGGAACAGTTGATAAACTTGAGCAGTATTCTACTGGTATATATCGTATACTGCAGTGCGGAACACAACGTGGATTGAATGACATAATTGAAGGTGTAGATATCTCAGTTAACTTAACAACTGGTGATATTACATGGTTAGTGAATAGTGAAAGTAACACTATTACAGGTGGGGTTGTAGGTACAGGATTACTTGGTGCATTAAGTACAACACCTGATCCAAGTGTACCTGGTTCTAATGCAACATCAGGTTATCAGGAATTTGGGTTAACTGGTATTGTAGGAACAGCTGGATGTGGATTATCTGTAGGTGCATATGAAATCAAGATAGGTACTACATCTGGTTCACAAGTAAATTATTCAGTGGTTGTTACTAGTGGAATGACATATCAAGGTCTTGTTGACGCAATTAATACACAACTTTCATCAACTAGCTTTGCTGTATCTATTGTTGGTGGAGATATTCGTGTCACCAATACTACTACTGGTTCAAGTTCTACTGTTTCAATAGGTGCAGGAACTTCAAATGACTTGTTAGCTGCACTCAGTGCAACACCTGAAACAGCAGTTGCTGGACAAGATGCAACAAGTGCTTATCAGGAATTTGGCTTAACAGGTATTGTAGGTGGGACTTCTTCTGGATTGATAGCAGGTAATGTTTACTATATTAACGTCAATTCTAAACAATATGGCATCATGTTAGATACAGGTGCTACTACATACAGTGATTTAGTTTCAAAACTGAATGCAGCTATATCTAGTGATGGATTTAATGTTGCAATCGTTGGAGGAGACATTAGGATTTCAGCTACAACTCCAGGAAGTTCTAGTACTGTTACAATAACGAATGGTCAGACAATAACAAGCACATCAGGTCAGTTAGAATTAAGGCTTGCTTCCCCTGTAACAATAGCACGTGCTGCTAATAGTTCACAGATTGTTGCTAATATCAGTGGTACTGACTATATGTTTGTTATAAAAGTACAAGTGCTTGTTGGAGGAACATCTATTACTATAACAGGTGATCCTGCCAATCTTGATTTACTGAAAATAGGTCAAAGTATTACAATACAAAATACACCGAAGGTTGCAACTGGTGGTACATATTATGTTTCTTATGAAATTAATAGACCAAGTACAGACTTCATGAAATATAAAGAATTCTGGACTTTTGAGGATGTCTTAGATGATCTTGGTGAAGAAATACCACAAAATGATTTAGTGATGATTGCAAAACTTGCACTCAAGAACTACAATGTTCCAAGAATTGCGATAGTTCAGGTCAGACCCACTGCAACTATTTCTGATTATATTAATGCACTTGATGTTATCAAGTATAGGGATGTACAAGATGTTGCTATACTTAATTCTTCACCATTATGTCGTGCAGCATTACAAGCACATGTTGTTGAACGCAGTTTACCAGATAATGGTCGATATCGTATGGCTTGGACAGGTGCACCAGCTTTAACACCAGTTGGGGATAGCTCAGATCCGAATTCACTTCGTGGAATAGCTACAACATTAAAGTGTGAACGGGTTGTGTTTGTTAATGCCACTCGTGCAAAATATTACTATACAGATCCAACAACAGGACAACAAGCAACAACTGTTGTTGATGGTGCTTTCATTGGTGCAGCTGTAATGGCTTTTAGGGATTCTTTCCCAAGTCCAACAACAACATTGCTTGGTCGTGTAGTACCTGGATTAGAACCATTTGAAGATGATTACGATAGTTACTATACAGATTATATGTTACAGCAAGCTGGTAGCGATAGTTGCTTCTTGCTTACTTCTTCAGGTGGTGTGTTTAAAGTTGTTGATGATTTGACAACCGATAACAGCACAGTCAAACGCAATAACATTAATATCATTACCGCTAAAGATTATATTGCAAGAGATGTTGCTATCCAGATGGATAGAACATTTAGAGGTTCTTTGATTTATAATAGAGGTGGATATGCTGGAATGATTAAAGGTTACTTATCCAACCTCTTTATCTCATACCTTAACAATAGACTTATTGAGTCAATTGGGGATATAAATGTAGCAGTTTCTTCACAAAAACCTGATACAGTTGTTATTAAGTATTCATACTATGCTGTTTATACGCATAAGTATACTGAAGGATATTACACTATATTACTGTAGGAGGAAATAATCTATGGCACTTCCTAATAGAATACTTCCAATTAACTGGGGTATGGCAGGTGGAGGAGTACCTGGTGTTGAAACACCTGTACCAAGATCTGCAATACAGTCCATTACAATGGGGGTACGATTCGGAACTGAGCACATGGCAATTGGTTACATAAATGAGTTTAGTTATGATTTAACACGTGACGCTCAAACTATACACCAGATTGAACCTTTCCCTAATAATACATTTGGTACAGGTTGGGGTGCGTTAACTGAACAAACTTTTGGTCAAACCAACTACTGGCCTGGCGAAGCATGTGAAGTTATACCTGGAAAGCAGAAGGAAATTACTATTAACTTAAAACGCTATGCTTTGTATAGTTCTAACTTACTCGCAGCGATGGTTAGGGCTGACTTAGCAGGAACTGAAGGAGATGTTTCACGCGATCCAAACTCTAATGATACAACCTTACTTAATACGTATGTAAGTTTGCTGCAGCAGGTTAGACCAATTGATATATTTGAAGTATATTATGCACCAACAACTGGTGCTATTATCTTTGGTAGAGTATTTTTTGAATGCTGGATAACTAAACTAGGTGAAAGAATACCTACAGCAGAAAGGAATGAAGCAATATTAGAAGAAGGTACTGTAATAGCAACTAGAATTCGACCAATTAAGTATTATGTATAATATAGTATAGCAGATACGGATATAGTGAATATATTCGTATCTGCTGTTATGCTATAAACTTTAATGTCTGTACTAAGACAGGAGGTTACAATGAAACCTATAACAAACCCTAATCTATCTGATGAGTTCATGCCTGTAGAACAGGTGTTACTTGAAAGACAAGCACAGCAGTTGCAAAATCAAGTAAAAAATTTTCAGCACGCACAAGCACAAGACAATTCATATACACAACAACTTAACACGTATACACAACAACCTAACACGTATACACAACAACTTAACACGTATACACAACAACCTAATATACCTGATTTGCATCAAGATCCAAATGTAGAGATGCCTAATGCACAGCAGCGTTCTCGTATTTCTCAAACGGTTACAAATACTGGTCCTTCCAAAGAATCAATCATTGAAGAGAAAATCACTGAAGATTTACAAAAAGTAAAACCTGCTGTACAGGGTTTACAAAAACCACTTGATGTTTTGAAGTCTTTGATTGCTAAAGGTGAGTATAAAGAGGATGTTTTACTGTATCAGCAGAAGTGGACTTTACGTGCGTTAGACCAATCTGATATGCTACTAGTACTTGATGAAGTAGACGATATGATTAACAGCACAGTAGGTAGGTTGTCTGCTATTGCATTTGCACAGATTGTATATGCGCTGGAAGGTATTAATGGTGTTACTATTTATGAAATGTTCCAAGATACAATAAAAGCATCCGATTATTCTACACAAATGGCGTATATTATTGCAGTTAAAAAAGCATTACGCAGATATCTTGAGCACTTTCCACCATCAGTAATAGATAGCCTTTATGCAGCATATGTTGAAGTAGATAAAAGAAGAAATGAAGCATTGGATAAACTAAAAAACTCCTAAGTCACCCATCATCAGATGAAAAAACACTCCAGGAGTTGATGGGTGACTTTGAATTCCTAAAATACCTGGTGTGCGCAATGAATGGTTGGAATCCAAATTCAAATGAAGTACAAAGCTTAAAAGATGTGCAATGGTTGATGCTCTTCCATTTCTTACGCATTCGCATGTTAAAAGAATGGCAATCTCTGTTTGAACCTGCTGCAGAGTTAGTTGGTTATTTAACTCATCCAGAAATTTATAAAGTGTACTCTGAATATAAAGAAAAACAGAAGAACCTAAAGGAATCTGGTCGTGCTCTTATTGGTGGAATAGAACATGTATCTGCAAACTCTAAATACGTTCCAGGAGTAGGATTAGTAGATATAGAGACACATAAGGTTGTGTTACCTGAATCTGTAGTTAAGAAAGATATACTATAAGGAGTATATATGCCTGAAGAACAAAGTACACAACAGCAGAAGCGAGATATCTTACTTGAAAGAATCAAATCACTAGCAACTGAAACAGGTGACCCTACAAAAGTGATATCTGCACTGAGAGGAGATATAGCAGAAGTAGAGCGTGCACTTCAATCAATTTATTCACTTTTTGGTGGCACAAACCAGAAAGCAAAGCAGCTACTAGACCAATCACAATCGTTTCAGAATGTTATTAAAGATTCTGTAGAGTATTTAGGTTCTTTAAGATCCTCCTTAGCTCTTATTACAGGAGTACAAGCGCAATTATCAGCTTTACAAAAACAATATAATCTTAGTACTACAGATTCAATCAAGCTTGTTGAAAATCATATTCAATCTATACGCAACTTAAAGCAAGAGTTGAAAAGTGTGCAAGATGATGCTAGCAAACTATTACATATTCTGAAGCAATGGGGCGCTCAAGTAGGTATTGAGCTCAAAGGTTCTGATTTAGAAAAGTCAAAAAAGTTACTAGATGAATGGTTAGGGCAGCATACTAAGTTACAACTAGACTTTAGTTTATCTGAAATTAAAAGTTTAGATGATTTAAAAGAAAAACTTAATAACTGGATAAAAAATAACAAGTTTAAAGTTGATATAACAGCAGATACTAATTATGAACATGTTCTTGAAATTTTGCAATTGCAAAAGAAAACTGCATTATTAGAGGAATATAAAAAGAGACTACAAGACATACAAAAAGTAGAACAAGCTAGTTCTCCTTATACATTTAGCACACATGTTAAAGAAAAGATAGGGGGAATAGCAGAACGATCCGCAAAAGCGTTAGGGGTAGAAAGTTTTGTTGAAGCTTACAAAGGCAATTTACGATATGATGCTTCTTCTACTGAAAGGATTCTTGGATTTGTAGGTGCTAAGATCAGATATACAAAACAACAAAGAGAACAGGAGAGAACACAAGAAGAACTTGAAAAGATAAATAGAGATTTTGAAATGACTGCGGCAGGAGTACCAAAAAGGGAACCTACTTTTGCTGAAAAAGCTTTTGGGTTTCTATTTGGTGTAGGACATAGAAATGCTATAAAAGCGGTAACTGAAGGTGCAAAAACATCAGTACCAGAAGTAGCTGAAGGTTTCAAAGAAACACTACCTTCATTATTTCCTTTTCTAGGTAGAGATAAGTACTCAATTGCAGCAGATGTACTAGGATTAAGTTTAGCTGGACTACCTGAAGAGGAAACTATATCTAGTCGGAAGAGAAAAGCTAAAGTAGCTTTACCAGAAGAGTTTGTCCCATTTAAGAATGTTGTAGCAGAATCGTTTAAAACCGCCTCTCAGGTAGTAGCAGAGATGTCTGGAACTTCACAACAGAAAATTCTGGTACAACAAGCAAATACACTAGATGACTTAAATAAACAATCTAAGAAACAAGTAAGTATAAGTAGGGACACACTTGATGTACAAGAAGAGTCTATGACTATGCTAACTAAGCTACCTGAAGAAATGTCACAGAAACAAGTAGAACAGGGGAAGGGGATAGGAAAACCTACTTTTGGTTCTTTTTTAGGGGCGTTAGGTTCAGTTATATCTTCACTTGCACATATGGCTGTTAAAAGTACATATGGTATATTAGGTACAGGTATAGGAATAGCAAATGATTTGCTATCAACTGGTTTAACAGGTGCACTTAAGACAGTGGGTAGTGGTATATCAACCTTAGCGGGTATAGCATTAGGTGAATCAGCAGGTAAAATAACAGGTACAATGGTAGATGCTGTTATAAATGCCATAGTATTTGGAGTTGGTGTAGCACAGCAGAAAGCCCTTGCTGCTAGAGCATTTGCTTCTGAGAAAGGATATGCAGCTTCACCTACCCAGGGTGGATGGGGAAGTGCTGCTAACATTGAAGCACTGTATTCAAGCATGTATATAACAAGAGAGGATGCACTTAGGCTAGCCCAAGAGCTTGCTAAAACAGGACTTGATGCAACAACACAGTTAGCACAGGGTTCCCCTTTGTTATTTCAATATGCAAACTTGTATAAAGAACTTGGCGAGTATGGTACAGAAGCATTTAAGGGTATCTTAACAGGTCTTGGTGATGCTACTAATTCATTTCGTACTGTATTATATGTAACAGAAAATCTAGGAGGTAAACTTAAAGGTACACTTGTAACAACATCTTCCTTGTTGCAGACCATATCTAATTTAGCTCCACAAATGCGTATGTTTAATATAGATACAACAATAGTTACATCTTCGTTAATAAAACTTGTGGAAAAATCAAGTCAATTAGGAGCGTTAGGTATTAATATAGGTGATGCTCAAACACAACAACGAATTATGAAAGACTGGTTTGATAGATCACAATATAGTCTCTCTATGCTTGCATACCTTGGTACTAAAGGTGGGAAAGCCGGTGTTACGCCAACTCAAGGTATTGTACAAGAATTACTAGGTGCTGAGGTTGCTAAATCTTACACAATCAATCTTGAAGGAGGGGCACAACCTGTATTGTCTATTGGAAAGCTATCAGAAAAGGGTACAAGAGGTATATTCCAAGGATTAGAAAGCATAACAGCACAGCGAGATGTACTTGTTAAGCTAGATACATTAAAAGAGGCTATGAAAGGGAAATCTAAAGATGAAGCACTTGTAGCTGCAATAATAGCAGGACAACAGATGTTTGGTATGAGTAAGGAAGGTATACTTGCGTTATTGTCTGTAAGTGAAAAAGAATTGAAAAATGAGGAAGTAGTTAAGACCTTGCAAGGGAAAACGCTACCAGTACAAGAACAGATCTCACGTAATATTGCTAGAGTTGCTGGCTTAACTGAGTATAATCAGAAGATACAACTTGCTGCATTTAATTTAATAGTTCTTATTGCTAGTGTTATGGTTGGACTTCCATTTATCATCTACAGGGCTGTCAAAAGTGCTGTTCCATGGTGGGGAGCAGCTAGTGATAAAGCAGTACTAACGCAATTTCAAACTCAATTAACTACAGGGTTTGCAACGTCTATGACGGAAATAGGGAACACAATGAAAGCTGCACTTCAAAAATCTGGGCAAGGCTCAGAAACAGTGAGTAAGATGATAGGTGCAACAGCAGATTTGATTAGTGGTAAAGTAACGCACCACCATTCAGGTGCAAAAGGTGTCTCTTTATCGTCAGGAATTGTTACTGATATTTCTGAATATATATTACCTTCTTTAGGTAAGAATGAAGCTTTCATGATAGGACATGGTTCTATTGATGTATTAACACCTTCACAAATGAATGAAGCTGCTAAGGGTTCGTTAGATACACTTATTCATAGTTCAAAGAAAGAAATATCCCCTATTGTTAATGTTGAAACTAAACCACAGATTGTTATCAATATAAAAGCAGATACAATGGATAAAGATTTAATTTTTGAAGCTATTCGTTCAAAATTATCACAGGAGTTGAGGTAAGAGTATGGCAGGATTTACTCCTTTTCAGTTTTCTTCAAGAAAGCTACAGATGCAAACACTAGGTTCCCTTGCAAATAATGTAGTTGGGGAACAACTTAGTGCATTACTTTCTTGGTATGAAATGTGGATAAATCCTCAGAAATTAACTTTGAAATATAACTTTCAACAAAATGTACAATATACTGCAGGTAGTATTGTTACATTTCACTATGGACGTACTATCACAGAAATGACTGTTGAGGGTGTATGTGGGTGGATTGCAATACAATCAGAATCCTCAGTACTTGCTAATATGGCTATGCAAGGTCTGTTTCAGAGAAGCATGGAAGCTACAAAAGCATTTGGAGGTGATATGGTAAAGAACCTCACAAATAAACAATCACTTATACGTAATTATTCTACATATACAGGAAAATCTGTTGCAATCAATAACTCACCAAGGGAGTTTTTACAGAGACTACAAGACCTTGCTAACGAACCTATGTATTTTATTGATAGATCAGGTGTAGAGCATTACAATACTAAATACATTAAGATTTTTACAAAACGTTATCCTGAAGGTGTTGTATGTGAAGGATATTTTACAAGCTTTGAGATACCTGAGAGTTCCGATGATGCACAAACTATTTCTTATCGTTTTACATACAATGTAGAAAACATACGACCAGTTGGTATGATTGAACGTACATTAGGTATGTTTGCTGGACTAGGTTCCGGTGCAGGTGATTTAATGAGGGGGTTAGGTTTATAGTTCATGGAGTTTGTTAAAACTATTTCAAATATAGTTGATAAGATGTTTTCCAACAACTCAGGAGTTGTTCCTGGCACATGGGACCTGAGTTCTGATTTAAGCTATGTTGGCATTGAAAGATATGATTCTACAGGTAGATGCATTATAGACTTAAATCCTGGTTGTCGTATTTTTATCAGTGGCTGTGAGGTTACAAAAGATGTTATTTCCTGTAGTATAACTCATAATCTAGAAGGTTCAAGCAGGTGTACAATAAAACTTGCTAATCCTAGAGGCCGTTATTGTATCTCTAGATCTGATTTGCATAAAAATTGGAGGGAGGATAAAGATATACTTTCTGCATATGATTATGAGTGGATTAGACAACGACAAAATCTTGGATTTGATGTTGATAACATACTCCAGAAAGTAGGTGGCGCAGGATTACTTGCTACGGTAAAAGAAGCATCGAAACTAGTTAAAGGAACATTTAGTACTGTAAAAAGTGCTCTTTCAGGAGGTGTACCTGTTCCTTCTATTAAAGGTGTAACTAGAGTTATATTTGAGATTAAACATTTTAGTGGTCTTACAAAATATGTAAATGATTGTGTATTTGATTATCGTGATCCTGTTTATGTTTTCATGAAAGGTCGTTTTTCTAATTTCTGGTATTTTGCATTCACTGGAATGATTTCTACAATCAGTGAATCAATGGTATATCCACAAGAGGATGTAATTACATTAGAGTGTACAGATATTTTAGGTTTACTTAAGAAACAAAATATTACAGAGAGAGGTTCTATATTATCTGCAGGTAATATGGAAATGCGTTTTAGAAACGCTAGCACATCCAGAACATTTGATATTTTAGGTTCTGTATTGCAGAGATCAGGAGTTGATGTTGTATCTAAATCAGTACTATTTGGTCCTGACTATGCATTAGTTACTGAATCTTGCTATCTTTATGGCCAAGATGATAAGATAAAGGCATCTTTAATAGGTAAAGATAAGGAAACAGGGGATAAAATAAAAGATTATAAAAGTGCGAAAGACACTCTTGTCAAATCATTTAGTTTCCATGAGAATTTTATGTTCACAGAAAAAAGGGAGGAATCAGCATCAAAAAATCTAACAAGTGCAACTAGTAAAGTTATAGATGTGGCTCGTAAAGCTGGATCAGCTGTTGTTAACTTTATGACAGGATCTTCTGGGATTGATCCAATAATTGATATTGCTAAAACTCCTATGAAGGAGTTAAACTCATTAACCTACAGCCCTTGGAATCTTGCGTATTTTCAACTTAATTTTATACCTATACCTTCACTAATGTCTTCTACTGATTCCAGTAGTAAACTTATGCTTGAGCATTATTATAATCTTAGTACTAGATATTGGGAGTACGCACCTCTTTTGCAACCGCCTAAAGGTAAATCAGTTGTTCCTACCTCAAAAGATATGGGTACTGGATGGTATGATAATAAATGTTTTGGTGTTGCAGGTATACACCCTGCTTTAACATATGAAGTTGTTAACTGCTTTGATCAAGGACAATTGATATGGGAACAGTGCTATCTTGGTGGTACTAAAGCAATTGATAAATTAGTTGTATCCCCAATTGAAAAGATACGCGAATCAGTGTTTGGTTCTTGTGTTGAAATTAGGGGAGGTGCTGATAAAGGAACAAACATTAACTTGTTCAGGCCCCGTGTGTTTTTACTACTACCGAAGCGATTTCAGATTGAACGTTCCCCCCTTGCAGGAGATTTTGGAAATTTCTCATTATCCGTAGCCAATATGATTACAGTATTTGATGCACTACAAAAACTAGTAGGTGCTATTGAATTTGATTTATTTTCTTCTCCAATGGGGGATATTTTTATTGAACCTGCATTGTATGATATGCATCCTTTAGATTTTTATAGTAAAGCTGATAAAGATGATGTTACCTATGCACAAGAAAAAGTAACAATTAATAGTTTTGGAGAGATTGGTAAAAATAATAAGGGTACAGAAAATAATGCTATGTCATATACAACAACTGCATACGCATACAATCGCAAAGCATCACATCCTTATCTTTTCATGGAAAAAGATAGAATCTCTGTTACAATGGATTTTAAGCCTGAGTATATTAAAACATCTGTATCTGTACAAGCAGGGAAAACAATGTCTGGATATCCTCCTTTAGAAAACACACTTTTACAAAATGATGAATTTGCTCGCACACTGTTTGCATTAAGTCAATCTGATTTATCATCAAATAGATTAGGTATGCAAGCTTATATTGCAGATGGATTTCCTCCTGACTTGTACAACCGACTTGGTCCAGCATATGAACTTAAGAAAAAACAATATGAAAAACAGCATATGGAATATTATTTTGTACAATTACCTTTAGTATTTTTTAAGACATATACTACTGAACCATTCTCTAAGCTTGTAGATGATACTATTTCAAAGCTTGATTCATATACAGGTGACGTTAAAGGGATATGGGCTTATATGGATATACAACTCCCATCTATTATACCAGATACAGCTATATGGAAAGTCTTTAAAAAGCAAGAAAAAGAAGAATTAGTTATTGGTACTATATTCCCATCTCTATTTAAAGCACTAGAAGAGTATGCGGGTAGTAGTCCTGAAGGGAGGTTGTTTACAAAGCGTTCTCTTATCAAAGATATTTGTGCAATTGATACAACTAAACCAATTACTTCTCAGTTAGCACAAGACTTCTTTAACCGTTTTTACAATAAAGAATCAGATTTATATACAGTTAAAATTAACGGTGTACCTCGTGCAAACATTATTATGGATCTCATAAAAGGTAGTGAAATAGTACTACTACATGATAATAGCGATTTACTTGATTTGAAGAAAGAAATTGTTGAAGATTATCTTCCAAAATTACTACAAGCACCTGTTACATTAGGAGCATTGAAGGATTTTGCGAAAGCAGGGTTATATCAACCTAGTAAAGATTATGTAAGGTTGTATGGATATAATTCTGGTCCGCAAGTAACAAACTTATTTATACAATCAGGTGAAGAAGCACTAAAATATGCTGAGGTTATATTTAAGCGATTTTTAGGTCAAGTATATCAAACAACTGCAACTGTTATTGGAAGACCCGAATTGTTTCTTAATAGACCTATTTATCTTGAGGCCAAGGATATTATTGGGAGATTATCACAGTATACGCTTGAGTTTCAAATCGGTAGTACATTTAATTCAGGTATACAGCTAACATATATTAGAAAGAATGCACTAACATATGCATATGGAGAAGAAGATGATTTTACCCTTGTTTCTAAATCAGATATAGTAAAGCTACGCAAAAAAGAAGAAGAATATTTTGAGTCCATAGGAGTAACTGGTAAAGGTAAAAGTGGCACAAAACTTACATCACTTTTGAAATCTGCTGGAAAATCAGTTTTACCGTTAGCAGCACAAGCTGGTGTTGCAGGACTTATTGGAGTTGTGAAGCCTACATCTACTACAATGGTGCCACAGAAAGGATATACCAAGTCTGCAACTAGTGTTATTAACGGTAAACAATATAAAAGTATTGTTTTAGCAACACTTACTAGTACACTTGAAGGTGCACTTGGTAATAAAATTGCATTTCGTTTTACTAGAATATTAGAACCTATTGGTACATTAGCATCTCCTGCAAATTTAGGGCAGTTTTATATTGAATGTACAGGAGACCTTTCACCTGTCTTAGCAATATCTAATGCTATTGTGATTAGTAGTAACCAAACAGAAAATATAAAAGTTTCGTGTGTGCGTAACAATACTACACTGATGCTATCAGCACCACTCATGTACTCCTATCAGCTTGATGAAATCTCACTTGTTGATGGTTTAGGCACACATTATTCTATTAGAATTGAACCTAGATCAGGAAATACATTTCTTGTTTGTGCTAACACTAATGGAGTAATAAGTAACTTACTTAAAAAACTTAAACTACGATTTTCAAAACACCAAGAGGAGAATGTGTTCATAAAATCAGTTGCATCTAATGGAATTATCTTACAAGAAGCATTACAAGATACATATATTCCGACTTCAGTATCTCCGATTTCTGTTACGGATGGAAATTCTACATCATACGCTGTAACTTCTACATTGTCTCAATCCTCTAGATTTATACCTGTTGACTTAAGAAATTCATCACTACCTCGTTACCTTACATTTATATTGGAACGAACACAAACTGAATCATTTAGGATTGGAAATATAACAGGCACTCGAGTTTCAATTATAGAACCAAGTTCATTAAAGTTTCCTCATTTTAAATCATTAAAAGATGTTTCTTACATTGAAAATGAGTTGGGTGAAAAATTTTATCTTTCAGAAGATATATCTGTAACAGGAAACAATCTGCTGTATGCACATACACGTGACTTGGAAAGAAAACTAACGTTAGTATTTAAAGAAGGTGGTTTTACACAAACAGTTAGAGTAGAGTTTGTTTCAGGGAACTATATTAGACTACAAGAAGCATTATTGCATAACTTCACAACATCTGCGGTTGTATCCGATAATCAAGATATACCTGTATTCTACCAGCTTGCACTAGATGCGTTAACTGGTCAGAGGGTTATCCTATTACTTGACGTTAAAGATCTTTCTGCATTAACTAATGTTACATTACATTCTGTTTTCAAACAGACTGTAAAATTTAATGGATGGTCTTCTGCTACTTCATTTCTTATTGATTCACCACTGAAAGACTCATTTGATAGTGTAACAACTATTGTAGATCAAGAAGGTACTACTTATCAACTAAGTTCCACTTTGCAACTGAATGGTGTTGAGATCAGTTTACAACCTTCTGGTAATTATAACTTCTTGCGAAATGCTACTAGATTAACAATTAATCAAGATGTTGTAGAAGACTCAACTATTAGTGATGTTTACACTAGTGGATCAGATGATATCATTGTACTTACTGTACCTTTAAAACATAAGTATCAAGCAAATACAGTAGTTTCAGATTTTCAAGATATACCCCAAACATATACTTTGTCTCAGGATTGTAATCCTGGAGATAAAGAAATTAAAGTGCAATCATATCATGATTTATATAATGCTATTCACTTTACATTATCTGGTAAATCTGTAGAAGAAAAAGTTGTGCAGAGTGTAGTGTATAATGGTACAACTACACAAGTTACACTAACAAGTTCATTATCATCTAATCATCCTTCTAACTCAGTTATTTCTAGAATTGATGCAACTGTTGATGTTTCTTATGCTGATACTACAGTTACAAAACGTGGTAGAATAACCTCATTAGAAAATGATACTACAGGGATTATACATCAAACAAAAGAAGCTTTTTCTGGTTATGCAGATGTTAATATTCGAGAAGCATGGAAAAATCCATCTGATAAAACCCATCCTGTTGAACCCTATTACAGTACTAGTTATATCCCATTTTCTGGTGGTGTTACTGTACCATCAAGAAGGGTAAGCAATAAAGCTTCCGTTATTGTAGGTGCACCACTTGCACAGCTGGCAGGTAGTGCTGTGAAGAAATTACTTGAAACAAAAGTTTCTGGAGGTTTATTCTCTGTTCATCCTATGATAGGACATATAAATTATAATGATTCTCCTTTTACATATACTTCTATTGCTGCTGTTGGCGCAAGTAATATAGAATCATTTATTAATGTTATTAATGATTTAACATCTACAATTACAGAATTAAAAAATCAGTATATTAATATTGGCAATGGATCAAGAAAAGATTCTGAACTATATAAACAGGAAGAAAAAAGTAAAAATCTTGAAAAAGACATTAAAGAAATTTCAGATAAGTTAAAGAACACTACATCAGGTTTACAGATTGACGAAGAGTTACACAGATTAAGATTAAAAAATGCAGAGCTTGAAGGTGTAAAATCATTAATTATACAACTAAAAAATAATAAGAAAAATATCATTAGGAAACTATATGGTCAAGGTCATGAGAAGAGACCTGATAATCTTCGTGAGGTAACTGAAGACAGTTATTTTGGCCAGTTATATGAACTAGCATATAATTTTGATAATTCTTCTATATGGGAGCTTGTAGAGAATGAATGGGATACAAAAAAGAATAAACTAACATTTGATATCCCTGAACCCTCAGAACAAGGTAAGAGCAAAAAACCAAAACAAGTTACTGTAGAAACGTATCTTAAGAGGACACCTAAACCTAAATCTTGATGAGGCAGGATTATGAATATAAATAAGCTTTATGATTCATTTTTACCCCGTGTGCAGAGTGATTATACAACTGCACAAGATTTTTCTGAGATTACAATAGGTAAAGTGTTGTCTGTTGATCCTTACACTATGAAAATGACCGTGGATATTCCTATACTTGGAATAAATAGTAAAGTTACTGGTATTAATATAAACTTGCCTGTAACAACTGTTGGAGCAGGTTTTAGATTTGTACCTATCCCAGAGGTAACATATGTTATTTTAGGAAGAGGAATGAAAGGATGGGTACATTTAGGATACTTTCTTGAGGGTATTGAAAATGGTACATTTCCTAAAGATACAAAAGAAGTTACATCGTATAAGCCCTTTATCTCACTTAATCCTGGGGAAGTTGAAGTTACAAGTATTGGAGGGTCGAAATTATATCTCAATAAGTCAGGCGATGTTTTAATTGAAACAGGATACAACGATTATATTCTTCTTGATTCAGTTTCTTCATTACTAAATTTATTTATTAGTACTGGTAAGTTTGAGTTTTCAGGAGTTAGACTACGTGCAGGGGATATTCTTAGAAATGCGGATTCTGATCCTAAGGAAGAAGAATACAAATCAAAATATAATGATCCTAAGCAATTAAGAGAGTTTTCTGTTTTTGTTGGTACAGCTGTAGATCCAGAAACAGGACTTGAACCTGAAATTGTAGATTCATCCACTAATGTTAATAAATATCCTACAATTGGAGTATTATCTCTTAGTACAGAAGTAACTGATGTAAGAGGACAACAAGAGAAAATACAATCCAAGATTTTACAATTTCTTTTAAGAATGGCAAGTGGTATAGGTATAGGTATCACAGACCAAGGTGAGTTTCTTTTATATGATTATGCAACACAAGATTATGTATCATTTCAAACTGGGAAACAAGATAATACACCAAAAACACAATTACATTTGAAGATACAGAATGCTGAAGTTATTATAAATCCACAAGATTGTATAACAATTAAAAATACAAACTTTACATTTTTCATTGATAAGGAACAAGTTGTAAAGATTTATAATCAAAAGTCTTCAATCGAAATAACAAAAGAAAATCAGATTACAATTAAGAATGATAAAGGTAGCATACAAATTGCAAGTAGTGGCGATATGACTATCAAAGGTGGTAATAATGCTGTTACGATACAGCTTACATCTAGTGGACTACAAATACAGTCAAATGGTCCTGTGCAAATACAATCATCTGGTGGGATTACACTAACAGGTTCTCCTGTAAGTATTAATGGTGCATTAACAATTTCTTAAGAGGAAATCATGGGTACTCTATTTGCTAATGATAAACTTGTAATTACATTTACATTAGTTTCTGGACCTTGTGTTCCAACTGGTCCTGTGACACTACCAAGACCTGGGGTTATTTATACACCTTCATCTAAGTGCTCTTCACCAGAAGGGTTTTTAATGATCGATAAGATACAATTTGTGTGGAATCCCGGTGCACCTTGTCCATTTGCTCCTGCAGGACCTTTTCAGTTTATTGCAGGTTCAGGTAGTTTAATGGGTACTAGTGTTAAATGTCAAATTGAAGGTAAAAGTATTATCCGATTAAATGATTCAGGTACATGTTCAGGACAATGGTTAAATACAAATACAGGTTCACCTGTACCTTGCTCATGTACAATGGCTGTTACTAATGCTGGTCAAACTAAAGTATCAGGAGATTAACAATGGCTTTAAACTTCTCTTCACCTGAAACAAAAAAATATATTAAGCAATTTTCACAGAGAATATTTATAGTAGACAATGTTCCATACAAAGCAACAAAATCAGCTGAAGTTATTATAGATATATCAAAACAGCAAATTGACAAGAAAATAGAACTATATAAACATTTAAAGGGTGTAAAAAGCACACAACTAACTATACTTTCTAAAAGAATTGAAAGGCTAGAAAATTCAATCTCTGATAGTAATAAAGATATTATTTATAGTATATTTACTTCTAACACACAAGATTTACAAAATTCTTCTACTATAGAGATTGCTTCAATTCATTCTATAATGAATCTATCGGGTTTAAAAATATTTCAAACTATATATGAACTAAGAATAAATCGTATGAGGCTTGTAAATCAGATTGCTAATCTTACAATGTTAATTGAAAAGTTAGAACAATCAAAAGGAGATTTAGATGCATATAAATCAGCCTTGCAAAGTGTTTAGTATCTTAATATTTCTAATTTTATTCTTATTGTTTATGTAAATATTATTAAGGGAGTGTATACTCAACTATGGCTGTTGGTTTACAGATACGTAACGGAGACTTTGTTTTTTTACCTTCTGGACATTTTAACTTTGTAACTGGTAAAGAAAAAGCAAGTAGAGATTTCTATAAAATGCTCTGTACTGAAGTAGAATCAGAAGAAAATATTACAGGGTTTTATAGATATAATCCACTTTATGGAACTGAGCTTCATAGAAAAGATCTCTTTTATGAGCTAACAGATAAAGAAGCCTTACAGCTTGCACAAATCTTAATAAAACAAAGTATACAAAATTACATACGTTTACAAGAAGCAAGAAAAAATCTTAGTGTAGGTGAGATTATTACTAGCATAACACATAATACATATATGGTTACAGATCCCCAACTTGGACGCAAAATAGTTGTAGATATACAATTGTCATTAGCTACTGGAGAAACAGAAAATCTAGGATTATTTGAAGGGGTATTATAATGCTAGAAAAGACGATTGACTCTATTCGTACTGATCTTGTCTCTGCTTATTTGCAGAGATTACCTCAACTAGACCTTACTGAGGGTACTCCTGAAAGAGATTTGTTTATAGAAGCTCCAATAGCAGGTATATTGTATTATCTATACCAATCTCTTACATATATGTATAAACTACACGCACCCTTTATTTACTATAATGAACTGGATGAAGCAGATGTAGATGAGTTTTGTGAAAATTATGGTGTTACTCCTTATGAACCAACAAAATCAACAGGCTTAGTTGTATTTTATACATACACAGAACCAACTCAAGATATTGTAATCCCTGAAGGTACACTCGTCTCAACAGGTGGTGCAGAACCTTTACAGTTTAGGGTTATTGCAACATACACACTCTATGCAGCAACTAAAACTGCATTTTTTAATTCTAGTACAAATAGGTGGGAAATACAAGCATTAGTTGAATCACTTGGTGCTGGTCCAGAATATAGTGCAGGCTCAAACACAGTTACACAAATTACAGGATCAATCTCAGGTATAGACGGATGTATTAATACTGCACCAATTACAGGTGGTTCTTATGGAGAATCAGTTTCATCTAAACTGAACCGTGTAAGAGAAAAATTTCAAGGTCGTAACTTAGGTACACAAGCCGGCTTAATTTCTTTTGTAAAGCAATTTTCAAAATCTGTTATTGTTGTTCCTTCTGGACATCCTTTAATGGTACGTGATGGAGGATTTGGTGGGTGTACTGATATATATGTATACGGTGAAACGTCCGAGCCATACACAGAAGAACTACAGATTACAACACTAGGCTTGAATGATCCTACAAATCTACAATATACTTCAACATCAATTCGTTTCAGTAAACAACCGGTGTTATCTATTATTTCATGTCTTGTTGATGGTGTACCCCTACCTCCAACATATTATACACTTCAAAAAGATACAGGAATTTTAGCAAACTCTACAAAGGGGTTTGATAAGCTTGTTTTAACTTCTGAAGGTCAGACAAATTTTGGTACTTTCTTAAGCGGACAAACAGTAACATTGTTATATATTTATAACAAGCTACTTAACGATATACAACAAGCTCTAGAAGCAGAAGAAAATTATTATATTAACAGGGATTATTTAGTATTTGGCTTCACGAAGGTTCAAATCAATGTACAACTTTCTTTAGCACTACGAAAAGGGTATGATTTTAATTCATATAAATCCTCTCTTGAACTTATTATTGCAAATGTTATTGATGAAAATGCGTTGTCTGGTTCGATTGAAAAATCAGATATTGTAACTGCAGTTGGCAAAGATTCTGGTGTAGATAACATTAATCTTGCAAGCTGTGTACTAACACCTGTAGGAGGAGGCACGTTAACTGCATTTGGGGATATATTACTATCATCTAAAGAATATGCAGTTACAGGTACTATTACATTAACTGAATGGGTGTAAATTCAACTTTGTATAAAGGAGTATAACATATGAAAACTATTGCTGTTATAAGTACATCAACAGTGCCTTTCCAATTAGATCAAAATAATCTCAGTAAACTTACGCAAGAAGAACAAGAAGAGGTGTGCCATTTATATTCTTATGCAAATGCTTTTGGTATCCGTTCTTGGAATATTGCACTTCAGCTTTCACAACAAAAAGATTTTGGTGTTACATTATTTGTACCTGATTTATATTATAATAAAGAGTTTGTTTATACTAGACAGCTACCCTTTTCAATACAGACATATAGTTTAAAAGCTGCAAGAGGGTTGTGGTCTGAGGAACTAGACCGTAAACTTAAAAAGTTCAATGTTGTTATATTACCAACACACAACTTAGTTGGTATGCTAAATGGTGCAGTATTGCCATATGATATTAATCTCATTGTAGACGGTTGGAATTTTATACCAAGTGAAGAGCCTTGCAATCTATTAGGATTTTCTAGGGTATATAAAAAGATAGCCTGGGATAGGTTCATACAACAACATGTACCTTTACTTAAAAGGGCAAACTGCGTTTTATATGCACTTGATTCACAGCGTTTCGGCTATGAAGGTCAGTTTTTTATGATTGAAAAACTTGATTGGAAAGCATTTCAGTTTTCCACACTATTGAAAGTTCCATTTGGAGTTGATAAAACAACAACAGTAACAAGAAAACCACTAGGATCTTCCTCTGCCCTTAATCTTGTATGGTTAGGTGAAATAAAGCCTTGGTACTACCCTGAATTCTTATTTTCCTTAGATCAAAAAGATCTTAGTAGTGTTTATATAACATTTTTGCATGCTTTTTCACCTAATAACAAGAAAATATTTACTAACTATTTTAGTAAGTATTTTGAGTCTATAGAAGGTAATAAAAATTTCTTTATTGATAATCACTATGTAACATCTCTTCCAGAAACACTTTCTGAGTTTGATGCAAGTATTGTTCTTACTAAACCTTGGATTATTAACAACTATGCTCTATATGTTAGAATTTTAACACTTATCTCATATGGTATTCCTGTTATTTGTAATGCAGGTTTACAGTGTGTTAAGG